CACGGCTAAATTTGCCAGCTTTCAGTTTTGCCGCCAGATCGGTGGTCGACGATGCGAGCAACGTTTCTGGATCTTGTGTGGTGACAGCCAGAATACGGCTAGTCCCTGCCGCCTCAATAGCAGCAGCAACGCTCAGCACATCAGCATCAGATACCGCTTCTGAATCAGCAATGCCCAATCCATACCAGCTGTTGTATTGCAATACCGCGTTAACCGCTTCAAGCAACGTTTCTACTTTGCCTTCTTCGCCACTGGCCAGGGTTTTCGCCCAGCGGCCGACGTACACCTGCGATGGTGCCGGTGATTGTGAGAAGAAGACGCTGGCGGCTTTATACTCTTCGCTAGCGATACCGAAATCGGTAGCAATATCTGCAGTTGAACTATAAAGACGAATACGTTCGGTCAGAGGAATAACCGCTGATGAACCGAGGATAAGCAATGCGCCAAAATTGCGCCCAGTGGCCGCTTTAGGTGACATGGTGACATCAACCTTAACGACATTAGAAACAGGTAAGCCCTGTGACATAGTTTTATTCTCCAAAATAGGAAACAGATGCAGAAAGAATGGATTTGATCCCGTAAGTGCGGATCAGCTTGCGACGCAAATAAATGGTCATGTCATAACGGTGCATTGAGGGGTCGTCACCCAGCTCAACGGCCGAAATCAGTGCTGAGAACTCACCTAAGCTCAGAGAGAGCCGGTTAAGTTCAGCGTTGTTTTGAGAGATATTCAGCCCATCACGAAACTGTGAGCCAATACTCTGGCTGTCCGGTCCGAAGAAAGACGTCATGCACTCAATTTGCTGATAACGCCACATTTCTGCGGAGTCATCAGTTTGGTTTTCGAAGGCCGGGTAGCCCTCATCGTTAATCGAAACAACCTCGAATGCGCACCCATTGGTATTGGCGGGAAACGGCGATGGCGCGGTGGCAGACCATCGTGGCACCACCTTTCCCTCTTCCAACCCGGATACGCCTTGTATCCATTGTGCGAGCTTTTNTTCGAGCGCTTGATCATTGTCTGGCGGTGCGCTCGTTGGCGTCAGCCAGCCTGCTGCAGTGGTATCGTTACCCACAGTTTTACCTCCCGTTTNAAGGTGAAGTGTTTGAATAGATGGCGATGAACGAACGCACTCAGGGAACGGCGCTCAAATGAGCGTCGCTATCGAATGAATAGGAGCGGTCGGTGATATGCTGGTGCGATGAGCCGCTAGAAAATAACGGCGTNGTTATCAGGCNGCGTAGAATGGTGCTTTGCGAGCTTCACGATCGGCCTGCGCCTGGCTGGCCAAAGGCGCTGCGTGGACGTAATAACCCTTGGTCAAGGTGTCACCCGTGCTGATTTGGCCAAGCTCTGCGCCATTCCAAATGCCCGGAGCAACCAGACCATTGCTGACGGATTGATCCATCGATTGCTCGACGTTAGTCAGCAGACGAGTGATACCGGCTTCGGTCTGTGGGATCTTGCTGGTGCTGGTATAAAGCAGGTTGAACAAATTGGTCTGCACATAGTTTTGCAACCAATCCAGGCCGTGACGCTCGTCGAAGAAGTCACCGTTTGCCATCACACCCTGTTCGAGAATGGCGGTGTCGTTGGCGTAATAAACGAATACGTTGGCATTTTTACCTTCCAGCGCCTGTGCTTGCGCGGTATTGAGCGCTTCGTAGGTGATGGTCGGTTCTTGTTTGAATTTCAGGGTAATAGTGGTGTTGTTACCGTTGAAGTTCACGGTGAACGCACGGCCAAAGGCTGACAGCGCCGCGTACTTGCTGGCCGATGAATATTGCACAAAGGCACGGCTAAATTTGCCAGCTTTCAGTTTTGCCGCCAGATCGGTGGTCGACGATGCGAGCAACGTTTCTGGATCTTGTGTGGTGACAGCCAGAATACGGCTAGTCCCTGCCGCCTCAATAGCAGCAGCAACGCTCAGCACATCAGCATCAGATACCGCTTCTGAATCAGCAATGCCCAATCCATACCAGCTGTTGTATTGCAATACCGCGTTAACCGCTTCAAGCAACGTTTCTACTTTGCCTTCTTCGCCACTGGCCAGGGTTTTCGCCCAGCGGCCGACGTACACCTGC